AACTACTTGAAGATGAACCTACAGTAGAGGGGAGTCTTTGGGATAAAATCCAAAAATAATATGAAAGGTTTACAATTTTTAGGGAACAGAGTAGAGGATGCAGTTAATGCTTTTATTGATGTCCTCAAGTATTCAGACCAATCAGTAGAGTATCCCGATTTTAAGGATATCGAACCTTGGCCTGATGAGATAGTTAATATGTTCTATGTAATTTGGAAGAATGCTAAATTCTCAGAACTAAGTGCAATCATTATGTATACTCAGCAGTCATCCCAATTTAAAGAGATTTCGGAATTGATGCTGGGTATTGGGTTAGTAGAAATGAGGCATCTTGATAAGATATCCGATTTCATACAGTTAGCAGACCCCTATGAAAATTACTCTGTAATCAACATTAACCCTACAATTGAAATAGGTCCTACTTGGGAACAGGCTTTGAAGATTGCCTGGGATTCTGAGATAGAAACCATAGGTCACTATAAGAAGATTCAAAAGGCAATCGGTCAATACAAAGAACGACCCGATTATGATGATGTGAATTATTTCCTTGAGAAACTTATGGCAGATGAGGAACATCATATCAAACTTCTCAAGGAAGCTTTGGGAGTAGATAAGGGTACTAAAGGTGTAACTGTAATCATCAAGTGAGTAAGATAATTATTCAGAATGGTAATATGTGCGAACTGGACTTACCTCTTAAGTTCGCACAGAAACTTTATAATGAGTTTGCCATTCGACACCCGAATGCTTTCTACTTACGTACAAGGCAAAGAGGTATGCAGAATTGGGATGGTAAGATTCACTACATCACCAAGACTGGGCAATTTAAAATAGGTTTACTCCCAAAGGTATATGAAAGATGTATTGAGATGGGGATTAAACCTAAAGTTGTAGATATGCGTCAACCTTTACCTAAAGTCAGTAAAGTTGTTACGAAGATAGGCAAATATAAACTAAGACCAGAACAAGAGAAAGCAGTCAAGGCTGTAATCAATAATACCATTGGAGGTAAACCATTTCATATCGGAGTATTGGATTACACGGTTAATGCAGGTAAAACTCTTATTATGTCGTCTTTATATTTATCCTATAAGAAGCAGTTAAAGACTTTGCTAATAACTAATGACTCTGATTGGTTAAACCAGGCTAGAGAAGAATTTAAGCAATATCTCCCGGGAGAAGATATCGCCTTTGTTCAAGGTAAAGTTTTAAACTGGAGTAACTTCACTATTGGTATGGTTCAATCTATTTCTCGTAATATGAGATTCTATCAGAAGGAATTATCTCAAGTAGATATGGTACTTATTGATGAGGCTGACCAAGGAGGTAGTAAGCAATATCAGAATGTAATTACTCGGTTATTTAATACTCGTATTCGTATAGGATTATCTGGTACAATTTATATGAGTAAGCTTGCTAAGGATAAGGTTAAGAATATGAACCTTGAATGTTTCTTTGGTAAGGTAATCGCTGAGTTCAAACTTAAGGATTCTATTAAGAAGGGTTACTCAACTAAAACAATCGTAAAGATGGTACCTGGTAAACCTTGGTATGGTAATTGGGAATCAGATTGTATATCTTATAAGGAAATATATGATGATTCTATTACTGATAATAACACTGCCTGGACTATGGCTTGGGATAGATTAAGGTGGAATTTAAGGCAAGGTAGATTTCCTGCACTTGTAGTATGTAAGCATATTGCACATTGTGAAAATCTATATGAGTTCTTTAAAAATAGACTGGGTGATGCCTATAATATTGCCTATGTGCATGTTAATACTCCCACTAAATTAAGACAACAAATAATGAAGGATTTTAGAGAAGGTAAGATTGATATCCTGGTATCAACTACAATCATAGCTCGAGGTAAAAACTTTCCTAAGCTTAGGTATTTATTAAATACTGCCAGTATGGATAGCCAAGAAAAATCTATTCAGTTCCTTGGACGTTTGGTAAGAACCGATGAATCCAAAAAGAAAGTATACCTTGATGACCTTCATTATCCCGGTAATTATTTGAATAGGCATGGTAAACATAGGAAGCAATATTATCAGAGACAAGAATTGAAGGTCATATTATTAGATAAGCTTTGGAAGAATCATACTAACCATAGCCTTAATCAGAGTTAACTAGAAGTACTATGAGTAATTACTTTTCTCCGTAGGAGGAAATAATTACATCCTAATAAGCATACGGGCATTATGAATAATGATAAGTTAATATGTATCAGAGAAGAGGATGATAGTAAACTAACCCAATTACAATCAGAAGGTTATAGGATAATCCAAATCTCTGCCTCAGGTATCTACTGTTGGGTACTACTAAGGAAACCAAATTTTACTAAAAAAGACATAAAAGGATTTTTCAATGAAAACACTAAGCCAAATATTAAACCAGGTGAAGGCATTATTAAAAGGACCTGAACCTAATCCTCAACATGTATTTAATTGTAGGGATATTGCATGGATAACCGATATTAAATCTACTCGGTTCTCACCAGATAAGTATATTAAGTATTTTTTCTTGTATTTCAATTCTGGGTTGGAAGTAAAGATCTGTCAAGATACTCAAGATGAAAACTGCCCAGAACTTGAAGAACTTAGGAAACTATTTATTAATAGCATCGGATATTCCTATGTCAGTATAGACTACCCATCTACTCAAGATAAGGAAGATGGTGGTATATACATTATGTCTCATCGAAAAAAGAATTAGTATATGAGTAAGAAAAAGAAACAACTTCCCGATTTATCAAAACAAGATATACTGACACCAATAGATGTCAGTACTCTTGGTACTAATGGGGACCCATGTTTTGGTATTGGGTATGATTTATCAACTAAAGAATGTAAATTATGCGGAGACTCAGAATTGTGTGCATTCAAGATGTCCCAGAATTTGAACATTACAAGGAAAGAATTAGAACAGAAGAATCAATACAAAGATTTGGATGTATTGGAAGACACGGTTGGTATCAAGAAATACATCCGAGGCTTGATTCGGAAAGGGAAAGACAGAAAAGAAATTATCTCAAAGACAGTTGAGAAATTCGAAGTACCTAAGAAACGTATTAGAGAACTTTATAGAGAATGCAATGCAAAAGATTGATATGATATGGGCAATGTTTAAGTTATATCTTAACAACCCAAATTATTATGTACGGCAAGATGATGTTCTTGCTGATTTGTTTATGCAGGGTGAATATGACGTAGAAAGATTCTGTCATTCACTCGGAGTAACTCCTCAACGAGGATTAACCTTTGGACAACTTTTAAAACAGTGTAATATATTATGAACAGATTCAGATTTATCAAAGTAAGGGAGGTAGTATCTCCAAACAGAGCAAACCCAAATGATGCTGGGTTAGATTTTTATGTACCAACCGATTTATATCCAGAGCATATTCATTCTAAAAATGAATTAGACTCAGAAGGTTATGATTTAGATGTTCCTTTTGGTGAAGCCTTTGTAAGGCATATAGCTTTAAAACCTGGACATCGTATACTTATCCCATCTGGTATTAGGGGATTGCTTGAACCACCTGCCTCTATGTTAATGGCTGCTAATAAGTCCGGTATAGTTACTAAGCAAGGTTTACTCTTTACAGCTGAGATAGTAGATTCCCCTTATGTAGGAGAGATACATATCGGAGTATATAATGCTTCTGATAAGTCTCAAGTTATCGAATGTGGCAAGAAGCTTATACAGTTCATACATGTTCCTATCTACATCACAGAGCCAGAAGAGATTCAACAAGAAGAATTCTATACTGAGTCTCAAATGTGGGGAAGTAGAGGAGATAAGGGATTTGGTTCATCTCAAAATAAATAAACATCATGGATGTAAGAAACATAAGAGAAGAGGTGCCCAATATAAAAGAAACAGAGGTACTTTCACAGATGTATATCTTAGGGTTAGAACAATTAAATGGGTATAGACAAATAGAATCACTACCAGAGTATCCCTTAGATATAAATAACCCTAAGAGCCAAGTTATACTTAAGGATTTTATTGGTAGGGTAATCGAAGAATTAACTGAAGGCTTTGAATCTACAGATTTCGTGGTAGCTATATACCAAAAACATGGGTGGAATAATGATTGCTTAACTGAGGAAGAATATACCGAAGTACTTAATCATCTAGCAAATGCAAATGAAGAACAAGCAGATGCTTTAGGATTCTTCTTTACTTTGCTTATATATTCCAATATATTGCCAGAGGATATACTTGCATACAATAATGCAAAAAACCTATTTGAGGTAATGGCTATCGGGGTAAAGGAATTAATAACTAAGTACCCGGATTATCATATAAAGAAATATCCCATATTAAATCCAGAGGACTATGTAGGTGATGTGGACCAACCAGACTGGGACAAGCTAGTTTCATATACACCAGGCTTTCATAATATGAGTGACTTATCTCATGAAACTGAGAAGTTATATCTATGGGAAGTTATATACGAACTGAATAAGGCAAGGAATTTCCTTAAATGCCGTCCTTGGAAACAAACTTCGGTAATGACTAAAGAGATAGAATTTCAGGAGTCATTAGTAAAATCATTCTATATATATATGGGATTCCTTGCATTAAACGGGTTCACTACTCAGGGTTTATTTGGATTATTCTTTAAAAAACAACGCCTCAACTTATGGAGGCAACAAACTAATTATTAACGTGTCAGGATGGAATAAAAAATTAGAGGGACTTCAACTAAATACGGAGGAGTCCCTCCATTCGTTAGAATTTGCTACTTCACAAGAAGCTTGGGAAAAACTCAATGAGGGATTCTTAAGATTAGACCCAATCCTATTTGGGAAAGGAGCTATGGCTAATAGTGGGGTAGCAGTAGTGTATAATGTATTTATAAAAATACGTAAAGCATGGGTAGACCCAGAATTTGATTATGGAAGATGTTTCAATTACAAAGAAACTAAGTGGACTAGCTTATTGAATAACTACATAGATTTTAATAAGCTTGACTTATTGCGTAGTAAACTGAGAGTACTGAGAAATAAGTACAATCAGAATTACAATATAACCTATATGTTTAACAATCATCATGATAATGGGAAACAATGTCTAATAGCAGCGACTTTTTCAAAACGATTCGGGGAGGACATCCCAGTTATTACAATGGTAGTTCGGGCTTCGGAGATTACCAAGAGGTTAATATTCGATTTCCTATTAATTCAACGAATGTCAGAGTACGTATATGGTCCGGACCAGTCAGTACAAATCAATCTATTTGCGACTCAAATGTACGGAAATGTGGAGACTCTTCTAATGTATCATACCCATAAACCTTTGAAGAAGGTACTAAAGGGAGCAGAAGAGAATTCATGGAATAAGAGGGTGAAGGAAATATGGAAGAAATTTCAAAATGGTACGGAGAAAGATTTCTCTTCATTCAAGGTATTCTTTAGAAGTTTTAAAGTACTCAGACCAGATTTATATGAGGAAACATATAAATCAATGAAAGCAAAAGAATTACTTCTTGAATATGAGGATATTGAATATCCCGAGAATGTAATCTCTTACTCTCAACGTAAAGCATATAAGAAGAAACTTTTAAAACAGAAGAAATGAGGATATATTCTAACAGCTTTGAGTTAATGTCAGAACTTGGCAGAGAACTCAACAGTTATGGTCAAACTGTAAAACCAAAGACCTATCAGAATCAAGTAATTGAAGGTAATGAGGATTTTATAACAAAGGAACTCATTTGCCAACAATATTGCTTAACTTCACTTGGAGACCCAATATGGTTATTTGTATTCTCTCATTCAAAAGAATGGGCAGATGCAGAATTTAAAGAGAGAGTATCTAATGATTGGATTAATCCCGGAGATGCTTGGGAATTAAGGAAAGATTTATGGGAACAGTTTTTAGTAGATGGTCAATTTGATTATACCTATAATGAAAGAATGGCCTGGGTATTACCAAATTTGGTAGACCTTTTAAAAGAAGACCAAGATACTCGTAAAGCTATTCTTCCTATATTTAATGGTAGAGGTGAAATAGATACTGATTATTATGATGGAAGTCAACGTATCCCATGTTCTATGTATTATGATTTTTTAATCAGGGCGAACGGTAAAGGAGAGAAGGTATTACATATTTGTTATCACCAAAGAAGTTCAGATTTTGTTACTCACTTTGGTAATGATGTATACCTTGCATGGAGACTTATGGAATATGTAGCTAAAGAGGTTGGTGTTAAACCAGGCTATTTATATCATACTATAGATTCTCTTCATGCTTATAAGAAGGATTGGTTAGCATTATCATCCAATCTGGAAGATTTACAAGAGAAATATTAATAATGAGGGATGTATCTACTACTGGTGGGTATGTCCCTTTTTCTATTTTAAAATATGGAGACACGGTATACAATAATAAAAAACAAGAAAGAGCTTAAAAAACTTATTGCTTGTTGTAAAGCTACAGGTTATGCTTGCTGTGACTACGAAACAAATGCAGAACCTATATACAACAAAAGTTTTAAGCCAACTATACTCTCAGTATCCTGGATGCCAGGATTTGGTGCTTCCATACCTCTAGACCATTTTGAAACAAAGGATTATACTTCACCTGGATGGAATTGGAAAAAGATGTTAAGGAAATTTGGGGAAGAGGTTATTGAAAATCCAGAGATAACTAAGGTTGCATGGAACTGGAAATTTGATGATCAGATTAATCAGAAGTACTTCATATTTTATAGAGGTACATGCTTAGATGGGATGCTTGCAAAATATGTTCTCAATGAGGAAAAACCTCATGGGCTAAAGGATATGGTTAGAAGGTATCTACCAGAATATGGTGATTACGAAAAGCAAGATAAGTTCGATAAGATACCATGGGGTAAAAAGGAATTAGACCCATTATGCAAATACGGTTGTCAAGATACTGACTTTACATTACGATTAATGATATTCTTTGAGAAGAAGTTAATTGATTTAAAGATGTATTCTGTATTCCGTAACCTATTCATGTGTAATTCACGGGTATTAACCTCTGTAGAGAAAGAAGGTTTATACCTAGATACTGAGTTCAATAAAAAGCTTTTGGAAGAATATAAACCAAAAATAGATGCTGCTAGACAAGCAATATACGACTTGCCAAAAGTAAAGAAGTTCGAAAAGAAGTACAACCAAGAAAAGATTGATAAGTACATTGAATCTATTAAAGCTGAACTTGAGGAGTTGGATTATGATGACCCAAAAGACCATCGTAAGATTGTATCAAGGGAACAGAAAATATCTAATATCAAGGCAGGTATATTCACTACTAAAAAAGAACAAGAACTTATAAGACCCATTAATCTTGGTAGTCCAGTTGATTTACCTAAATTAATGTATTCAGAAGATGGGTTTAATTTCGATGTAATCAAGGATAATGAATCTGGTAAGCCAAGTACAGATGAAGAAACTCTTACTAATTTAAGGCTGACGGTTAAAAAACCTGATTCACCAAAAGCAATATTTCTTGATAAGCTTCTTGAATTGAGAGGGTTAGAAAAAATGTATAAGACCTATATTTATGGTTGGTGGGAAAAAGTCCAGGATGATTCTCGATTACATGGTAGGTATAATATACATGGTACTGATTCTAACCGGTTTAGTTCTGCAGACCCAAATATGCAGCAGATACCTAAGACATCTGTAGACCCTAATATCAAGAAACAATTGATTGCTCCTCCTGGTTACTTATATATGGCATTCGACTACTCTCAGGCAGAGCTGAGAATGATGGCTCACTTATCAGGTGATGAAACCTATCTGGAAGCATTTGCTAAGGGAGTAGACCCTCATCTTGGTATAGCAGCAGCAAAATATGGAGTACCAATTGAAGAAGCAAGTAAAATATATGAAGACGAAAGTCATCCCGATTATAAACTATGGAAGGTAAGGAGAAAGCAAGCTAAACAAATTGCATTTGGACTTATCTATGGTATTGGGGATGCTTTACTAGCAGTAAAATTATCAGACCCCAAAGCTGGTATTATAGTTACCAAGGAAGAAGCTCGTAAGGAAATGGATGAGTTCTTTAAGAAACATCCTAAGATACTTAAGTTTAAAGAGAAGCAAGAGAAATTCTTACGTAAGCATGGGTATTATACCCAGTTATTTGGTACTAAACGAAGACTCCCACAAATATATTCAAATGATAAGCAAGAAGTTGCTTATGCTATTCGTTTAGGACTTAATTTCCCATGTCAAGGTGCTGCAGCAAATATGACTAACTTTGGAGCTATCCTTGTTTATTGGTTAATGAGACAAGGTAAATTACCAATGATGAAAGAAGCTTGTACTGTCCATGATGCAGTATATATGTATTCTAAACCAAAAGATATAAATACCTGGACAGTATATACTATTTGGAATATTCTACGTAATCCAAGTACTAAGAAGTATTTCGGATTTCAAGTTGATGATGTAGATATGGATATGGACTTTACTATTGGTAGGTCAATGGCAGAAGAATTACCATTTATCCCAGGGTATGATTATAATAAAATGCTCCAACCAGATTTCTCAGTAGAGGAGTATATGGAAGAGCATAAGAAGTATAAGCATATCCACATCAAACAATTTAAGGAAAGGTTTAACAAACAGATTAAGAAATATGAAAAAGATTTTGAACGGACCCACAGTATGGCGAGCTAAATGCCCTTACTGTGATTGTGAATTTGAATATGATTATTCAGAAGTGGATTCACATACTTTTGCTGATTGTAAATTGGTTAAATGCCCAGGTTGCAATAGATATCTTCATCATAAAGACAATGCTAAATCTACTACAGAAGCGAAAAGAGAGGATACTATGTCTACATAAATAAAATAAATTTATGAAACAATGGCAACACAGAAAGAGATTGATAATGCAAGTAAATTAACCGCCCTCACTTATATGGTTGCAGGATGTTTAGGTTATTCTATCGAAAACCTATTTGCATATTTAGATGCTGCTAACTTAAAGTTGAGTGGACAAGAGAAAATGTTATTCAACCGATTAAAGACCCAGTTATCTCAAGTACAAACTAACTTAAGTACTTTAGAGGGGTTGGCTTTTAAGGTAATGGCTACTGATGACGATGGTAAGCTTGCCTATGAAGATGCTACTCATATTTATTGGGCTGCATTTTTGGCATTACTAGATAGAGGAGGAACCGATAACCTATGCGACTTAAGGTTGATGGCTTTAGTAGATAAGTTAAGTGTGTATAAATCTCTTCTTAATTTGCCTGGTATGAAATTAGCTTATCAAATGGCTTTTGCTCAAGTGAGTAAAGCTATAGGTAATGGTGAATTTAATAAAGAAGACTTTAAAAACCTATTAGAAGTTTATGAAGACAGAACTGAAAAAACTAAAGGTTAAGTTTGAAGGTAAGGTTCTCGAAATAGATATTCAAAAAGAATTATCTATTAATGAAAATATTATTAATTCTCAGCTACGAGAATCTCCTTCTAGTTATTATGTACTTTGTTCTTTAAGAGATAAGTATATAAAAGAAAGAGATTTACTAGCAAGGGAAAAGGATGAAGCTTATTCTAATGCTTGGGTATATTATAAGGATGCTAATGAAAGATGGAATAATGAGTACGCATCTCATAAGGCAAACCTTAACAAGAAATACTCTTCTATCAATGAAAGGTATTTAAAAGCAGTAGAAAAAGCAAATAAGTTCATAACAATTTGTAGATGTTATGAGTCTAGAGAAAACATCCTAAGAACTATTAATGCAAACCTAAGAAAAGGTTAACATATTGAACTATAATAGATTACTAACTTTTAAAAACAGTATTAGAATATGAATTATTCAATGTCATTTATCTCACCTCTTGTAGCTGAGAAATTTAATCAAGAATTACCCGGATGTCCAACAGAAAACCGAGTACTTATTTTATCCCCAAAGGAAGTAAATGCAACTATGTCTGGTATTATTATTCCAAGCCAAGTAAAAGAGGGTATACCCCGTAAAGGAGTAGTAGTAAAGAGTGGTATAATCACTGAAGATTACAAAACTTATAGAGAGTTGGTTGAAATAGGTAGAGTAGTTACCTATGGATTGTATGCAGGCAAGGAATTGGAATTTGAAACAGACAAATTATCACCTGCTCTTCAACAATTGCTTGAGAAAAACGTTCTTACTGTACTTAGTATGAACGAGATAGTTTATTCAGAGCCGAATAATCAAAATTAAAACATTATGATAAAAGACAAAAAGAAAAAGAAGGTTTCATCTGAGGGGCTTTCTACTAAAGAAAAGATGATGGCTAGGAAGAAACAGCTTGAATCTAAGGGAAATGGGAGTGGGTTGGTATTCCCAAAAGAAGGTACACTTCGAATGAGAATCAAATCTCCAGGTGATGACCAAGAATTGGGTATAGAGATTATTCAATTCTATTTGGGAGGTAATTTAGGTGGAGTAATATCTCCTGCTACTTTCGATGAACCTTGCCCATTTATGGAAAAGTATCAAGAACTGAAAAATTCCAAAGATGAGGATGACAAGGAGCTTGCAAAAAACCTGGTACCAAGGAGAAGATATGTTATTGGTGGACCGGTATATGCCGATGAGAAAGGTACTAAGTTTGATTATGATGGTAAGGATAAGGGAGTTTTGGTACCTCGTTCTGTATACCAAGATATTATCGACTTATATCTTGATGAGGATGAAGCTGGTGATATGACAGACCCAAGAACAGGATACGATATCAAAATTATTCGTTCTGGTTCTGGTAAGCTTGATACAACCTATTCTGCTCGTGCTTGTAAGCCAACTAAGTTGGACAAGAAATATCAAGGTAATGTAGACCTTGAAGGTATAGTTCGTTCTCAAATCAAATCCTATGATGAGTTGGAAGAGTTACTTGCTAAGTATTTGAATGAAGACCATGGAGATGATGAGGATGAAAAACCCAAGAAGAAAAAGAAAAAAGGTATTCACAAGGACCATTACATGGTTGAAAAACCCAAGAAGAAAAAATATAAGTCGGACATTTAAGGGTTAGTAAATATGGTTTCATTAGAAGGTGGTAATTAGATTCGTTCTGTTATCACCTTCTTTAGTTTAAAGACATTACATTATGGTATCAAAAGAATATTGGGCAAGCTTATCGGACGAAGATAAGTCAAAGATCATAAGGGAGTTTTGTAAAATTAATAATATTGGACCAGAATTTGATTATGCAAAGGTAAGAGCTTTTTCGGAAAGGATTAAGCAGATATATAAGGAAGCAGGTATAATCCAATTTAATAAGGTTTGTGAACACCCAGTTATAGTATTAAAATTGGTAGATCCTCTTATGGCAGAGATGATATTTTCATGGATGTATACTAGAGTAAAATTACCAAATGGTAACCAATCAGAAGTACCATTCATGGGATATCATCTAGTAGAATATGTGTTCGATAAGGGCAGTCTCATGGAGTTTACGGATGAAGAGAAAGATGTATTGAATCATGCAGTGAACATTTTAAAATCAAAAGGAGTTTAATATGGCAAAGAAATCTAAGGTTGGTTTAAAAGTACCAACAGCAAATGAGATGGCAAAGAAATATGGGAGTATGATAAAATTAGCTTCAGAAGTTACTGATACTGATTTATATATACCATCAACCTTCTTTGCTTTGAATTACCTATTCGGTAAAGGAATCCCCTATGGTAAGTCAGTAGAAATTGCAGGAGAAGAATCTTCGGGTAAATCCCTGGTAGCTTATAATTTTGCTTATGCTACTCAACAATTGGGAGGTCATGTAATATGGGTAGATGCAGAACAATCATGGATGAACTCATGGGCAGAGATTAATGGGGTAGACCCAGCAAAGGTAACTATTGTTAATGATACTCGTATCGAGTATATTGCAGATGTAGTAGCAGACTTAGCAATATATTTACGTTCTCAATTAACTCATAATGAACCGATACTCTTAGTAATCGACTCTATTGCAGCTACAGATTGTACAGACAATATTGATGCTAAGATGGTTGATGGTAAGGCAGAGATGGGAGGTAGAGCAAAGGCTCTCTATAAGTATTTCCGTATCAGAAGTGAACTATTCTACAAGCTGGGAGTATCTCAGATTTATATTAACCAATTAAGAACTGCTCTAAATGTTGGATTTGGAAAAGATAATACAACTACAACGGGAGGCGCTGCACTTAAGTTCTACGCTTCAATCCGAGCTGCTTTCTATTCAGGAAGGTCTGTTACAATCAAACAAAATGGAAAAGAAAGGAAAGCTGGTAAGCTTGTCACAATCAGACTTATTAAAAATAAGGTTGCCCCTCCTCGACCTACCATCAGTAAATGCCCAGTATATTTTAACCCTAAATTCCATGAAGTTGGGTTTGATAGATGCTATGGTTTAGAGGATGTATTAGTAGATACAGACGTAATAGAGAAAACTTCTGGTGGGTATAAACTAAAGGGTAAAACACTTGCAAGAGGGGAAGAGAAATTCCAAAAGCTTTTGGAAGAAGATGATGAACTTCGTAGAAAACTTTTACGAAAAGCCGGAGTAAATACCATAGGTACTACTAAAAAACAACTGGGGAAGATAGAAACTAATCTCTTCCCGGTTGATGGTGTAGAATACGAAAATTATGCAGACTCAGATGAAGAGGAGGAAGAAGATGAGTAAGAAAACAATATTATTGATTGATGGGGAGAATATTCTCCATCAGTCTTTTCATAAGTTCGAAAAACTTAAATCTACGGATGGCAAACCAAGTGGAGCAATATTCGGATTTTTTAAATCACTACACATGTACCTTACAAGGTTTGAACCAGATGAGGTTTATATCTCATTTGATAATGGGCATTCTCCGGTAAGGATGAAGTTATTGCCTAACTATAAGGGGCATAGAAAAAATATCTCAGTAGATTATGAATCATTGCAAAAACAAAAGGCAGTGATAATGAAAATACTGGGTATGCTAAGAATTAATTATATATTCGATAAAAAGAAATCCACAGTATATGAGGGTGATGATTTCTTAGCATACCTTGCAATTAAAAAATTCCAATCTGAAAAAATGATATTAATATCTTCAGACAAGGACTTTAATCAATTGTTATCAAACAATCTAAGGATATATAATCCGAGAAAGGATGAGATGATAAGGATGGATAACTGTAAAGAGTTATTCGGATATCATTCTCATGAGACGGTAGAATATCTTGCAATGGTTGGGGATACTTCCGATGATATCCCAGGGTTCCCAGGAATAGGTCCAGTAAAAGCAAGGAAAATTCTTGATGAGGGTAGGATTGAAAAATTCATTGCTCACAGTAAGAACAAAGAATATCTTCAGATTTGGAAAAGGAATGAGCAATTGATTGACCTTTTCTGGTTTGTAAGACATAACCCTTTGAAGGAATTGCCCTTAAAAACAAAAAGGGAGTTTAAATATGAGAAATTCAAGAAAGTATGTATCGAATACTCTTTAGCATCTTTCTTGACAAATGAATTTATAAAACCATTTAAAGCATTACACCATGACTAAAAGAATAATGTTTGTAGGTCCCTCTGGGATAGGTAAAACCACTTTAGCACAATACGTGGCTAAATCACAAAACATACCTTTTGTATCAGGTAGTATGTCGGATTTATTACCGGCTATGAAAGATTTATCTCATAATGAGGTATTATCACTCGGTTCTCAGGCAATGCAAACGGCAGATTATCAACTCCTTAGTTTAAGAAACAGACTCTTTAGAGGTAAAGAGGAATTTGTTACAGATAGGAGTTATGCTGACCTGGCTGCATATTTTTGGTATAAACAATCTAGAACTATTCCGGAATGCGAATTAGAACACTTTATAGGTTGTTGTAAAGCATCAATGGAAGACCAATGTGATTTAGCAATCTTCCTTCCTCTAAACCTTTGTAATTATTCTGATTGGGCAATGGAAGATAATAAGAAGAGAATTACGAATAGATTCTTTCAGATTCAGATATCATCGTTGATGGGAGAACTTCTTGCAGATTGGGAAATATCCACATTATGTTTATCAAGTCTGGATTTGGAAGAAAGAAAAGAACAAATAGACTATCATATAAACCGGATATGGGGAAAGAAGTAGTATTTATAGCATTCTCGGATTTGCACATAAACTTATGGGCAAAGTTTAATGAGAACAATAGTAGGACCTTGAACTCTTTCAAGGTCCTGTCTATTATTGCCTCTAAATGTGAAAAGTATAAATGTCCTGCTTTATTTTGTGGTGATCTGTTTCATAAACCCGAGTCAATAGATCAGGATTTGGCCTTAATCGTAGAAGAAGAGTTTGAAAAGCTTACTAAATATAAATGGAATCTGATATACATAAATGGCAATCATGATTTGAAAGGTATTAATCGAATTGATAATATACGAAAAGGATGGCCATATATATTTTGGAAACCCTTTATGATATGCGTTGATGGTAATAGGTATAAACATGCTTCTTATGGGGATTACCATATATATGGTGTACCGTACATTGATAATAATGTGGGTCTAAGTGAATATCTTAAGAAACTCAAATTAGATAAGAATGTAAAGAACATTTTACTTCTTCATACTGATTACCCGGGAGCAAGAGATACTGATGGCAGGGAGGTTGATTCTGTAGAAAATCTGAATGTGAATACTCTAAACAAATTTGACTTGGTATTATGTGGACATATACATAAACCCCAAAGACTGTCAAAGAAGGTTTATATGATAGGTGCACCTAATCACCAAAGAAGAACTGATAGAGGTTGTAAATTAGGGTATTGGGAGATATATTCAGATTTATCCATGAAGTTCATCCCTTTAAAAGAGTTTCCGAAATTTATTGATGTAGAAAAGGAGGATGATATTAAAGATGATGGCAATTATTATACTGTAATTCCCCCAAAAGCTAGTAATCCAGTTAATAATAAACATAAGATTACTAAGCAACTTTCTAAGAAAACTCTAGCAAAGAGATACTTAAAAGAGAAAGGTATAAAAGATGAGGTTAAAACCAATCTTTTAATTGAAACACTTAAAAAAGCTGAATCATGTTAACATTTCTAAGTATGGATGCAGAGGGATTCTGTTCAATAGAATCCCTACATTTGTTATTGAATACTCAATGTACCATACTAATCAAAGCTCCGAATGGCAAAGGGAAATCCACTATCCTTTCAGCTTTGGTATGGGCAATATATGGGAAGAATCTAAAGGGAGTTTCTGAGGTAAATACCTGGAAACAAGTAAGACCTAAAGATTATAAAGGTACAAAGGTACAAGTATACTTCCAAAAAGACTCACATACTTATAAGATACTAAGGTGTCAAAAATATGAAGGAGTAATCGATGATGGGGCTAAAGGTAAAGACAGACTTATATTTATCAAGGATGGAGATGTAATTGATATAAAAGGGAAAGGTAAGATACAGGATGCCATAAACAGAGAAATAGGTTTGTCATATACTTTGTTTATGAATTCAATTATGTTTGGCCAGGGTATAAGGAGGCTTATACAAGAGTCTAATTCAGACAAGAAAAAGATATTTGAAGAAGTATTTGATTTAGAGTTCTTAAACCTTGCTAAGGGCATTGCATTGCAGGATAAGAATAACCTTATATCTCAGATAAATGAAGTAGAGCATGAGTCTCAAATGCTGAAGAAAGAATTAGAGGCTAATAAAGAGGCTTACTTTGATATGAGAGATAGGGAAAAATCTTTCAAACAAAAGATTAGGGAAGAAAGGAAAGAACTAAAACAAGATAGGGAGAAGCTAACTAAGTTACTGATTGAAAAACAAAAACAGATTAAAGATGAAGTAGATGCCTCACTTCAGATAAAGATTAAGAAACAAAACAAATTAATCCTTGATTTAAGGGGTAAGATAAAAGATGCTAAGAGTTTATCCAATGTACCTCTCAAGACGGTAATTAAGGAATTAGTAATACAGTTAGAGGCAGGCCACTACAAACGTGCATTACGTGATGCTAAATCAATATATAAAGCGTTCTCTGACCTTGATAAATATGATAAAGAGTATCAAGAGGCTTTAGAAAGGTTAGAAGAACTTGGTAGTGTAAATGATAAGTATAGGAAATTAAAATCTGATTGTGATGATATTGCTTCTGATATTGCTTCTGTTGATGAGGATTTGGCTAAGCTCAAACAGGAAAAACTTAAAGTCATGTCTCCCAAGTATAAACAGAAACTTAAAGAGATTAGGAAAAAATTACGGAAGGTTGATGAGGATTTTCACAACAAAGAATTAGAGCTTGAGAATTACAATTGGTTAATCAATGACCCATTGGGAAATAATGGGATTAAAGCTTATTTATTCGATTCCTCTCTTGAGTTCTTGAACAAATGTTTAGAAAAATATTCAGAAGTATTAGGATTTAGGATTGAATTTAATATCGATTTGGGTACTGCTAGAAAAGAGTTTGTTACTCTTATAGAAAGAGATGGGCAAATAATTGATTATGATGAACTTAGTGGAGGAGAAAAACAATTATGTAATGTTGCAATGGCATTTGCAATGAATGAAGCTCTTACTGCTTCTAAAGGTATCAATTTAGCATTCCTTGATGAGGTATTCGAATCTTTAAGTTCGGATAATGTTGAAATAGTTACATCACTAATACGACACATATTCAAAGAAAAAACCTTATTCTTAATAACCCATCTAGATTCACTTCCATTGGGTAATACTAAAATCCTGCAAGTGGAAAAGACCCAAGGCCTGAGTAGGTACCAATTACTATAATGGTATATAAAATACAATACACCATTATATTATGAACTCTAAGAATAAGGGAAATAGATTTGAAAGAAAAATAGGGGCCTGGTTCACCAAGTGGACCGGGTTTAAGTTTGAAAGGAATCGAGCAGGCTCAGGAGCTTGGCATACGAATAAAGATTCCACTTCAGATTTAACGTGTACAGATGAAAAACATGCTCATAGGTGTAAGATATCTATTGAGTGTAAAAATTACAAAGACATCAAGTTTGAACATATACTACTTGGCAATAAAAACTGTGATATCCTAAGATTTTGGGAACAAGCAAGCAAGGATGCTAAAAGGGCAAATAAAGTACCTATTCTATGTATGAGGTATAATTCTATGCCTGCAAATGAATTTTTCTTCGTAGTTGGAGTAAAACTGGGAGATATTATTGCAGAATATGTTACTAAAGTAATGTATATTCAAGTACCCGGGAATACTCTTATGGTATTTATGGCTAGTGAGGTTTTAAATGTACCTTATAAGTTAATTCATAAGCAAGCTAAGTTAATTCTTAAAAACTCCTAAACTCATGAAAAAGCATACCCCATATTCATATTGCATATTCTATATTGAAAGAAAGTACTGTGACAGAATTAATAAAGAACTGAAAGAGAAGGGGTATAACCAAGTAAAAGCAATTATACCTACAGTAAACGTATTAAGGAAAACCATAAAAGGTAAAATGGTATTTGAAGAAGTACCAGTACTGTTTAATTATGGCTTTATGAGAATGCCCACTGAATTAGCTTTTTCTAGGCCTTTTTTGAATAAACTGAAGAGAAGTATATCCGGTATTAGAAGTTGGTTACGGAATACGGAAACCATGCACCAGAGAAAGAAAAAGGCAAGAATAGATAATTCAGAGGATTTCGATGACTTTTCATTGGTAGCTACATGCAGTAGGAAAGAAGTAAGGAGATTTAAGAGACTTGCAAAAGAGAACAAGAGGTTTTCAGTTGAGGATTTGGTTAAAGTAAATCCTGGTGATTACTTAGTATTAAGAGGTTATCCTTATGAGGGGATAGATGCTACGGTATTAGAGGTTGACCATTTATGTAAAAGGGTAAAAGTACTAATATACCCAGAAATGGGTAAGATGGAAGTATGGTTACCCTTTGACAATGTTATATATAGCGTATATTTGAACCATGACCCAGATAGGCTTTATGCTAATCAGGGAGAATTCGACCCAAATCAGATTACCGGTGAAGCAATAGATACTATTATGAATTTTAGAAGAAGTTAACATGATGAACGAGGCTCAACAAAAAGCATGGAGTTGTTTAATTGACAAAGAACAACAATCATTATTCCTTCAACTATCAGAAAGTAAATCTTCATGGGAAGCTGGTGAAATTTTAAAGTTATCTCATTATAAATATCTTGAAATCCGAGAAAGGTCTGAGAAGTTTTTTAGGCTTTTCTCGGATTTTTTTGAGAAACACACTTCTATCTTTCGACCAGATTGCCCATGTGAGAGGAACTTCCAAGATTATATTGAAGGATGTTTAGAGAAACGTCTAAAGAGAAAGGAAGCCAGTTTATATACTGGAGATTCTGCTCAATTACTCCCAAAAGTAAACTCTAAGAACATAGAGAGGAACATGAAGAGGTTAAAAGACTCCGAAGATGAATGGGATTTAGATACTCTAAGATTAATTCTTGAGTTTGATAGGTGGAATAATTTTAGAATACTTCCAAGAATGCTACAACAGCCTTCTGCATTTAAGAGAAGGTCTAATAAAAAAGATAAGATATACATAAAATATCTACTTAATAGAGTGCCAGATTGGATGCACACTAAACTCAGAGAAAGGTTTAGGTATAAAGTAAAACCTGGTAAGAAGAAATATTGGGTAGCTTTAATATCAGAGGAATTATATACTGATGGTTACTTACTATTACCAATAAGACCATTGGAAGAGGTAGTTAGTGAATTTAGTAGATTTTATATGTATGTATTCGAAACTAAAGATGATGCCGATACTTTTGGTTTTATGGTATCTAAGTTTATGATTAAAACTGGTACGGTAAAGCTTGGGCAAAAATTCTGGCCAGAGTACAGATGCTGTGTGGAAAAAGCAGTAAACTATAATCAAGTGAATAACATAGAATTCAATATCAAGAAATTGGATATGGCCTATAACATTCATACACACCGAAAACCAAGGAAACCTAAATCTACTGCCGTAGAACGGGCAAAAACCTCGGCTTTTTATAAAAATAAATAGAAATAGATATTTAATTAAAATATTATTCTTATATTTGCATACGAATTA